TACGCTAGTTACTGGTGTAATTTCTGTAGAAACGCTGTCGAATACCCTTATGGTCACGTCAAATCCCCAACAATATTGATAATCTGTTTCCAAAAAAGTTGTTCTATCGCCTATATCTCCTACCTTTACTATCACTATACCGCAACTTCTAAAATATTGCTTATTTGTAATTTTTATACATTCAACGGTATCTTTTAAAACTTGCAAGCATTGAGAAAGATTATCTGAATATGCTTGAAAGCTAAAAATCATTTTAGGTTGTTCTGTTACGCTTAAAGTTGTTCCTGATCTTACTTTAGTCCCACTTGCTATGTCCATATCTTGTTTGTAAGGTGTAGGACAAGATATTGTTACATATGGGTATGCTGGCATATTACCTTTTTGATTAGCTTTTAAATATTTACAATTGGGAAATTTTGCATTTAGACCTTTTATAAAAGCGTTCCACGTAGCATATATATCTATCATTGTTAACCATCTACTTTCTCTATCTTCTTAATGTAATAACGTCTTAAATTGCTTACAATCCCATAGTCTTTAATTACATAGACTTGATATATAATGTCATTACCATTTTTATCTTTTCCGGCATTGATTTTAGTTTCAACTTTAAAAGTATCTGAATATGTAGTGTAGAGTTTCTTGTCATTTATAGAGAATTGTCCACTTCCTGTTGTTTGTAGTTGATTTAAGTCTCTGCTCGTAAGTGGAAGTATTACACCGGTAAAATTAATATTTTGTGGTGTTCCGTTTTCCCATTCTCCAGTGTCATTATTAGAAACACGTTCGCCTTGAACTACAGCTATTAAACTTTGTTCCATTTCTGGTAAGAATAAATCATCTGATAATGTACTCATTTAGTCACTCCCTTAAAGCTTGTTTTTCTTCGTATGTCATAAAAGGAATTGGTTTTATTAATTTATTAGGATTTTCTCTTTTTTCCTTCCAGTATCTTAATTCTTCTTTTAAATGCGACACTTCACTTTCAAGTTGTGCAATTCTTTTATTTTTGCTAAACATATAATCACCTTCTCTATTAAAAATCTTGGAAAAAGTTTTCCTTTAACCTGGTAATTTATCCTTTAAAAAATTTTAAAATTGTTTAAATAGTACAACTTGATTTTCTATGTTTTAAAGGTTTTGTCATTGCTTTTTCAACTTTCCATCCATCATTTATCCTACGATATAGAGTCCCTGAAGGTATGCTGTATTTTCTTGCCATTTGTGCTATTGATAAAGTCTCGCCATTAAAAGTTATATAATGTGTATCACGTTTATTATTTGCCTGTTCCTTAAAAGTTGACCATTTACAGTTTTCTTTACAATAGTTTTTGTTGTTATTTTTTCTATCCAAAGTTGTATTTTTTTCTCCATATTTTTTGCAGTGTTTATTGTAGCTTTCAGACATATCTCTATAAAAGGTTTTAAAATCTAACCACTCATTACAAATTCGTATTCCTCTTGCTCCATAATCCTTATATCTAGGACTGTTTTTATTAAAGCATCTTGTTTTTACGTTATGCCAAATTCTATATATGCGTGTTTCTGCCATGTTGTGTTTTATGTTAGCTTCTGTAGCCCTTTTTATATGGTAACATCCACAACTTCTTGTGCGATTTCCTACAAGTTGATCTGTACCTACAATAGTTTTATTACCACATTGGCATTTGCAAACCCATTTAGTTCTATGCCTACCGTTAGATTGTATATGGTCAGGTGCCCTTTTAATAACCGTTAAATATCCGAACTTTTTATTTGTTAAATCTTTTAAATTGCTCATATTAAACATCCTTTCAAATAATTTTATAAGATATAGATTCTAAAAGTTTTCCTGTGTCAATTAACGGGTGCGTACCATTTTTACGTGATAAACTAAATGGATGATTAGGTGGAGAGTATGTATCTTGTACAGTTTGCTTAGTAATATCTACTAACTTTTGTCCTAATTCATTAAAAAAAGTATTTATATCTATTTTAAAAGTGAGAAGTAGATTTAAATTTGTTTCAAGTAAAATAGACATTTCGTCCTCTTTTTCATTAGCTGTTTTACGGATAAAACTCCTTTCTGGTATATGTATAGCTGTGGTGCTGTCTTTAACATGAAGCCCGTTTGCGTGAAGCCATGCTCTCATCTTAGGAGTTATATTTATATTCATTCCGAATTCATTGACTGTACTGTACATCAATACGTAGGGGTTATCATTAAAAATCCCAATCTCTATTCTTTTACTTTTTAATTGTTCTAAAATACTTTGTAATTTAGGTACATTGTTTTGCTTAATTATTTTTTTTATAGGCATAAATATATCATCCCTTTACTGGTTCTGTTATAGCCTTTTCTACATCCCAGTTTCTTTGTAATCGGCCTTTTAATAAATCACGGTTTACATGATATTTTCTAGCTAGTTGTGAAATGGTTAATCGCTCATTTTTAAAATAAACAAAATGGTTGTTTCTTCGGTTATTAGATTGAGTTTGCATTGTGGCCCACCTACAATTTAAAGGTTCGTAATTTCCATTATTGTTTTTTCTATCTATAGTTAGTCCTTTTTTATATCCATTTTTCATTGCCCATTTATAAAAATTTTCCATAGAATGTTTTTTACCTACAACATCTTTATTCCATTCATCACATAATTTAATTCCACGAATACCATAATATTTATAATCTCTGTTTGACTGGTCATAACATCTACTGTACATTCTATTAAGTGTCCCATATAAATGGCTCTTAGATAATCCATGTATGAACTGTAAACAGCCACAACTTTTACTATGGCCACTTCTTAAATCGTAAGAGCAAACATTTATAATGTTTCCACAATCACACTTACATTCCCACATAGTTGAAGCATGGCCATTTGGTGCTACATGGCTTTTAACCTTTTTTATTACAGTAAGTTTTCCAAATCTTTTGCCTGTCAAATCAATAAGCTTGCACATTAAAACCTCACATCCTTATATGACTTTATAGCCTTTAATTGGTCTTCAGAAAATTTAATTTCGTTTCTAAAGGTCATTGATATATCGTCTATTTTATAATCTGTTAATAATGTTCCTTTACTGTTATCCATGCTAAATAAATCACTTATATACTGCATACATAGCAACTTTAATTCAAAGGGTACATCTGTATAACCTGCATTATATGTAACCCTTATATGTCTTCTAGGAAAGTCTATCTTGTCACTCATGTATCCTAACGAATATCCTTCTAAGAGCCATCCATCATCCTTAGTTAGAAAACCTCCCTCTTGGTTTAAACCGTATTCGTAATCATCTAATGTCCTATATACTTCATTTTCAAATACATATTCAACCATATCCACGGTGTTTACAGGATAATTATTTAAAACTAATTGTGCTGTATTTGTTCCCTTATATCTTTCTACATAGTCCTTAGCAAATATATTTCTGCCTATCTGTTTTTGTATCTGCTGACTTATACCGCTTATATAAAGTGTTAAAATAGCATCTTTGCTTGTATCTGTTTGAGCTATTCCCATAAAATCTTTTAGTTCTTGCAATGTACATAAATCCATTTGTTTCACTTCCTTTTATTTACATTTTAAGATAAAAAGAAAAACCTAGCTTATTTGCTAGGTTTTGTATCTAATTTAACATCTTGTTTAGTTTCTTTAGGCTGTGTAACTTTTGTTTCTACAGGATTAGTTTTTTTGCAAGTACATTCCTTGATATTTTTACCACATAGACTACAATAAATTTTATGCATTGAAGCCATCTCCATACTCTGCATCTCCTAAAGTTACATAAGATGAAAATGTTGGTGCAGTTCCTGTGGTCGTAAATACTAACTGGATATACCTCTTAGCACCGCTTAAATCCACATCTAAGTATGTATTTGTATTACTTGTAGATAAAGTTGCAGTAGAAATTACAGCATCATCTGGCTTAAAATCTGCCATGTCTGAACCATCTGCTGCATCTCCTGTCTGGATTTTAGCAACTACGCTAGAACTTGCTGCCACTGTTGCTACTGCCAAACCTACTAAAGCACTTCTATAGCCCAGTCTATCTATTACAATAGCTGTTGACGCACCCGGTGCATTACCGGGTTTCATTATAGTTCCGAATTGTAAATTTCTTTTCATATAATATCACCTCTCCTATACAGTGTGATAGTTGCCTATACTAAAAGCAGCTCCATAAGCTAATCCCATATCATGTTCCATTAATCCTTTAACAACTGTTTCGTCATTATCAAAAGCACTTCTTGTAACGCCATTTTCATCAGTGTAACTTGCCTCTTCACTTGTCTTTACTTCAAGTGATACCTGTTCACCGATAAATAATTTGTCAAAGTCTCCAAAGAATATATCAGTTGGTGAGCCTGTGCCTGTGCCAGTTTCTATTTGGTTGGTTTCTATAAAAGGAAAACCATGGAATTTGCCAGCTAACAATTGATCTCTATACTTCCAATTTCCGTTAGTAAAGGCTTCGTTATATAGTAATGCGTATACATCAGGATTAAATATCCAACCTGGTTTACGCATCTTAATATTAGCTTTTTTTATAGGTTTAATTAAGTCAACATAAAGATTATCGCCATCAACAATAGTAGACTTATTAACTTTATTTACTCCTGCTGTATTAGCTATTCCTCTTGGAGTATACTGAGTGCCTTTACCGTAAAGTGCTGTATAATCCATTGCTAATTGCATTTGTTCAACTAAATCATCTCTAACCATTTGGTCGGCTGTAGGGTTGTCACTTCTCAAGAGGTCATTAGAAAATATAGTTTTAACAGATAACTTTTTACTGGAAAGCCTTAGTCCTGCAAATACAGCTTTACTAGCTTTAGGTGCTTCACCTTCTCCTATGTATTGTGCAGTTGTGCCACTTATCATCTTTCTAACATTAAGGTTTCCTTTAGGCATTGGTACTCTCCTAGCTCCTAAAGTTATAACAGAAAGTGTATTGTAAAGTAGAGGAATTATTTCAGTAAAATACTGTTCATCAATATTTATGCCAGCATTTCCACCTGCACTCATAGCTTTAACTTCTTTTATAAAGTCTGTGTCTCTGCCATACATGTTCTCAAGAACTTCCATCCTGCTTTTCTTTTCCCTTTCGGCTACTATGTCAGCTTTCCATAATCTAGCTTGTTTCTGGCCTGGAAAATGATTGTCTTTAACTTCTATACGAGGAGTAGTATCTGGTCTTTGAGCCTTAGCTTCCATATCATCTACCCTTGCTTTGATTTCTGTCATATCTTTGCTAAATCCTTCAATTTTTGCTCCAGATTCTTTTACACCTTTTTCTATATTTTGAAGTAATGATTTAACATCTACTGGTTGAGTATCTTTATTTTCTACTGTCATTACTGCTCATCTCCTTTAAATAAATTGCTTATGTTTTCTAGGATTTCAAGGTTTTCTGAACTCTTTAGTTCTAGTGTATCATTTTTACCTTTTTCTTGCTGATTTGCATTATTTTGGGTATTATCGGCAGGCTTTTTTACAACCTTAGGTGTTTTTTTGCCACCTTTAGATTTTTCGCTATCGGTGTCATCGTCTCCAGTATCATCTTCTGAATTTTCATCACCACATAATTGAGTTAATAAAGCTATTACATCAGATAAAGAATCTTTGCACCTAGTCATTTGCTCTTTACTTGATTTGCTTATCTTCTTACCTGCTTTTCTTTCCATATATACAGACTTAGTTTCAAATTCATAGTTTAAAGATTTTTGAGACATTGCACTGATTAATCCTGCTAATACTTGTTTGTACATAGTGCAAAAATCATCTATAGTTTTATTTGAAGCTGTCAATTTATCTTCTACGGTCATTTCTTCATCCTGCACTATAGAATCTAAGGATTGGTCCAATGCACTTTCAGCATCCCATCTAGCTTCTCTGTTTTGCCTTGTCTGGTATACTGCATTAAAGCCTAATGCTTTTGTATTTAATTCAGTTGGGTTAGACTTCTTATTCTTATCAGTAGTATCTGTGTTGCTATTGTCTGAATTATCAGATTTAATCTGGTCGTCTGTTATTTCATCAAATTCAAGCTTTTTAAGATAAACATTAATTTTTTTAGCAACTGCTTTTTTATCTTCATCAGATATACTTACAGGATTTCTAGCACCTCTTATTGCATTTGCAGCGGCTTTTACACCATTTGGTATAGTTGTTAACTTATCGCCAACTATATCTGCAAAACCTAGTTTGTAACTTCTTTTTTCATTTGGCTTTGAAGTATCTACATAAAAGAAAGCTTTTTGTGCTTCTTTTGAGATATTTCCCTTATCATCTGTGTATTTGTCAAATATGTTTTTTGATGCTGCGGGACCATCCCATTTAACCGCTTTATCAGCCATAGGTAATGAGGTTGAGCCACTAGCACCCTTATTTTCAATTGTCAAATTATCACCTCCATTAAGATTTTTAGCTTCTGATATTTTACATTGAGAATTCATTGCAAAAGTTACAATACTGCTTTCCATAACATTTACATCTAATAAGTCTCTCACAGACTGTCCGTCTACATTGTTATACTTATAATCATTAGTTACATATCCCATGCTCAATTCATCTATATCTTTATTTATTAATAGTGCGTGTGCTTCGTGAGCCTTAGGAACTTTAGGAAAGCCCTGCGGTGTAGTAAGTAAGTTTAATTTTCCATCTATAGCTAATCCTTGTGGGCTGTCTGAAATTGTAGCTGAACCTATAGGACTTTTTGTATCATGTTGCCACAATAGCTTTATTTTCTTTTGACCTGTTGGTCCTAAACAATTTTTAAAAGCTCCTTTATTAACTCTATCTCCCCCACTGTCTATGAAGCCATAAGTCGAAAGTAAGCCCTTAAATTCGCCTTCATCGTTTATTTCTTTAATTTCTAGTTTAAAGCCTTTATGTTCCAAGCCAAACCACCTTCTCTCGTACTATCTCAACACTACCATATTTTCTCAATTACTGCATAAGTTGATAATTTTAGGCATAAAAATAGCCCTGCATAATTACAGGACTATAAATTTACTATAAGCTATTCTACTAATTCCCATTTTTCAGAAAATAATTCTATCATCGTTTCTTTCCATGGAATCTTACCAAATCTACTCTCTACGTATAAATAAGGTGCTGTCATTTTGCTGTGTTCATCAGGCCATTGTATTTTTATAACAACATCTGGTTTCCATTGGGGCAATCTCATACCACTAAATAATTTCTTTTTAAGCATATCTAAGGCCATGTCAAAAGATAAATTACCATTCTTTCTGTAAGCTTCTTTAAATACGTCTTTAGGTGACCAACTTACATAATCATCTGGATATTTTACTTTATATCCTTGCTGTGCAGCTTTGTCTCCAGTTGATAAAGGCAATTCAGTTACAATTTTACTATCAACTTTAAATGCTGGTTCTGCTTCTATTAATTTTGTTCCTATATATTTATCCATTATTAATCCCTACTTTCTTTTTATTATTTAATTTCTATTGTTCATTGGTACACTTACTATCTTCTTTTGTTTTTACACGTTTTGCTATAAGCTCAATATTATATAGCATATGGTCATTGCGTATATCGGAACTAAATCCTAGAGCTTCTTTTAATTCTCGTTCTTTAATTTCCATAAAATCTTCATATTCTATGTCTCTTAATTTATTGAGAGTGCCTACATATTTTTTATAGCTTTCCATATTATTAGTAAATCCATTGCTTATGCTTTTATTTAATTCATTTATTCGTTCTTTTAAGTATAGGAAGCAATTGTCTTGAAGTTTATTTGCCTTTTCTTGTATCATCATATCTAATATGCAGTCTCTTACAGTACGTTCATGTGCTTTTAATGTTGCTGTTGCACTTTCTACAGGGCCAAATATATCTTTTTCGGGTAATGGATTATATGTATCTTTTTTAGGCAATTCAGCTTCTATAGTTCCACTTCCTTTTATGTTACTATTCTTTTCCATATATTTTTCAAAGCTTTTACTTAAAGCTCTTTTAATATCATCTTCGATATCTTTAAGACCACGATCCATAGTTACATTAATATCTGTCTTGCCATTACTATTTGTCTCAATTTTTGCGTTATTTAATTTATTGAACATATTCTGCATCTCTTGTAATTTTTTCTCGATTTCATCTAATAGTTTTATACCTCTTTCAAGATTAATATTTAGTTTAGCCGTTAATCCTGCTCCCACCTTTGCATTTTCTAAAGGGTCAAATATATCTTTAGTTATAGTTCTTTCATCTGTTTCTATAGTTTCGCATTCTTTTGTTTCTGCAATAATTTCATTATTAACAAAAGGTGATTCACATCCACAGCTAATATGTTTTCCAAAATCTTCAAATAAATGCCACAATTGAAAAGTATAATATCCGTTTTCATCTGGTTTATATGGGAATTTATCAGGTTTACCACCGTTTTTTAGTATAATTCTATTTAATGCTTTGTGATTTTCTTTAAGTATCTCTAGTGCATCATCCGTAAGCCTTACTTTTACTTCATCATTTAAATTTATTTTCATATTATCATTTTCCTCCTCAATTAGCTCAAAATATTTTTCAAATTCTTTCTCAGGAAATGCTTTTACAAAATCTTCGTATTTTGTAAGGTACTCACCTATAGATATTTGGATTTGCCTATCATATCTGGATGATATTATTTTGTAATAGGTTGTATCACCTAAATAGCACCATATATATGAAGGGGATACAAAATCTTTTAAATCCCTTATCATTCCTTCTCTTTGCTCAATATATAAAGCTTCTACAATAACACCAGTATCTTTATTTCTATATTTCATTTATTCTGCCCTCCGTATACTCAACAAAAACAACCGCTGTACTCTCGATACTTCCTATTAATTCATCACAATCCGAGAGTAATATATATCTATCTATCCTTCCAACTGCATCGCAATGAGGCAATATCTTTCGTATTATAGTAGTGTAGCCAATACACTGACCATATCTAAAGGTTTCTCCATTTACAATTTTTATACTTTTTATTGTCAATTTATTTATATCTATCTCATTAGAATATTCCATTTATTTGACCTCCTTCAGTTCTTCTAACTTATTATTTTCTATACCATCTATAAAACCATCTTTAAAAAGTTTGCCTATCTCGTTTCCCGCTTTACTTTCACTTACATACTCTAATCTATCTCTTACGGCATCAAAATCCTTTTTTAACTTTATAGCTTCATGTACTAATCCAAGGTATTCATCTATATTAATATACACACTTGAAGTAAATTCATCTTTAACTAAATTACGTTTAGGTTCCTTCATTTATTTGTCCTCTTTTTTAGCATAATCTATATCATCAGTTCCGCAGTTTGGGCATACTGCAAATTTAATTTTTCCTTCTGCTTTTACTTCAAATTCTTTTTTACATTCTTTACATATATATTTCACTAAATATCACTCCTTATTTGTTGTTTCCTCTGGTTTGTTCTTCTATAACAAATCCTTCTAATAATACAGCTAAACAGAAAAACAAAATAGAAGAATCTATTCTAGTAGTTATTGTCATATAAAATCCTGCGATTATTGAAATTATAACAAGTATTTTATCTATGTTTACAAGAGTTTTCATTTAATCATCTCCTTTAATTAAGCTGTATAATCTTTCAATATCTTCTGGTTTGTGTCCGTCCCATTTAGGAGCTTTTTCAAGTTCTTTTACTTTAAAGTTATTCCAGTATGACTTTTCATAATGATAGCTATAATCTCCGTCTGGTGTTGTTATGCCAACTATAAAATAATCATCATACATTGTCCCATCGGCGTGTTTCCAAGATTTCCAACTTTTATCTTTGTAAGTGTTACATATAATAGAAAACAAAATCATTCTATGGAAGTAAAGCTCATTAAACGAATGAGAACCATCATGTATTTGGCCTATTTCTATTACATCCCTATGGTTATCTACATAGTTTTGAACAAGTTCTTGATAGGTTATTATTTTAGAATCCTGTACTTTTTTACTAAAAATTGATGTGAATATTTCCTTGCCACATTTATTGCATTTAAAATATGCTCCTTTATCCATTCCACCCATCATCATACGTCCAGTTCCTTCTATTTCATCATAATTATGTTTGCAAAATAGTTTTAACATATTAATTCCATTTCCCTCCTTATTGATGTTTAGCAATTCTAACTAGTGGCTGTTTTGACGGTGCTGGTATTCTATTTGTCTTTGCTGGTGGTATATCTTTACTACTTTTTAGTGGCACTGTCAGTGGCACTCCATCACCTGCTTTTACATATGTCTCAATTTCTTCTTTAGTCTTGGCACATTCAGTGCATACACAAGACATTCCTCTAGTGTTGCTTTTTATCTGCCACATATCTTCATTTTTAAACTCATTACCACATATAAAGCACTTATGCCAGAATAGTCTAGGGTGTATTCTCTTAATTTTATAATTCTTAAATTCTCTTTTCATTTACTTGTTTTCCTTTTCTTTTATTTTTGCTTCTATAGCAAATCCTTCTACTATAGAAGCACCACACCAATATAAAATAGCACCATTTATATCTTTAATCATTGTTTCGCCCATCCCTAATAGCACTAAGGCAAGAACGCTTATCTTGCATATACAAGTAAAAATTTTCATCTGTTTATCATTCTTTTCCGGTATGTGTTGTAATCCTAACTTTGCAAGTGCTTTATCATCTAATTGTTTGATAGAACAGCCTTGTGCCATTACCAAAATTTTATTATCAGGAAATAATGCTTTTAGTTCTCCCATGTTTTCTTTGCATTTATCATTAGTAATAGTCACTAGTAATAAATCATCTTTGCTTAATTTTAATCTTTTTATTTCTGAAATTTCCAAAAACTCACCTTCTTTTTATTGTTCGTATTTTTACCATTTTAGTTATAAATTGTTTATATAGCCATATACAGTAAATACCACTTTTAGTTAAAATTTACGTATATTATTAAAGAGATTAAATATATTGTTCGTAAGTTTTAAACGATATGTAATTAATATTTAATGATATAAGCTATGGCAAATATTAATATAGGTAAATATGCAATATAATCTGTTATACATTCCCTTTTAGAAATACTATCTTTATTGAGTGTAGTTCCAGTAGCCATAATTCCCATTAATATAGCTGTCCACCATGCTAGAAATTTCACTCTCTTACCCCCAATCCAAATTCATTTGCTATTTCTATTAAGTCATTTCCTGTTATATTGGGGCAGAACTCCCCGAAATGTTGCATTGATATGTTAGCAAACCAGTCTTTTAACTCTTGTTTACTAATTCCGTTATGTATTTCACCTAAAAAAAGTCCCCTCGAAAGTTCCCCCCACACTGCTTGCTTTTCCTCTAGTGTGTATGGTATCTCGTCCATATTCCAATCTTTGCTAAAATCATTGCTCATATTACCACCTTATGTTTTTATCTGGAGTAAATAATTCAATTAAAAAACAGTTTCCTAAATCATGTACTGCCTTAATTGCCTTTTCTCTTTTTTGTTTTGCCAAATCAATAGCAAGTTCCATCTGTTCGTCCAAGCTGTAATAAGGTATAGCTTCAATTCTTCTCACTTTCCACCACCACCGTTTCCATTGTTCTTCCAGCATAGTAACGTTGCCACAATAGTAATGATTGCTAAAATTCCTAATAAAATCTCTTGCATAATTTCATCACCTATGATATATTATACTCTGTAATAACGAGCAATTCAAGTAAATAACGAGTGTTTTGTTTTAAATTTATGCAATAAAAAAGACTAGAAAAGCTCTAGTCTTGATTTACATATTATTTGTTATGTAAAATACGTTTTTTGTAAACCCGCCCCGCACGAAGTTTTTAGAGGGTTACATTATTTTAACTTGGCATAATATTAATTATGTTCACTTCTGAATATTGCTCTGTATATCTACACCATTCAGGTATGAAAATTCTCCAAAATATTTTAATTCTGATTTTTTCCTAGCTTCTATAGCATCTTGCTTTTTCTCAAATCTACCTAAAAATATACTTCTATTGTTTATTTTAATATGAGACTGCCATTTATTTCTAGATTTATCCCAATATACTCCGCATACTCCACTTTTACCAGATGGCCTTTTATTCCTTGCATTTTCTCGATCATTGCATAACCTTAAATTTTGTTTTCTATTATCTAGTTTGTCATGATTTATGTGATCAACTAATTTGCCTGATGGTGCATTCAAAATATATCTATTTAGTCTTACTCTGTGATGATGTTCAAGATATATGTATGCATATCCATAAGTTATTCCACATCTATGTCCTTTTATTTTTTCTATATCATCAAGATCAATTTTAGTTCTTGCTATTTCTTCACATTTTATATTATATAGAACTACTTCTGCATAATTGCTTTTTATCACTATTTCGTTTTGATCATGTACACTTATGGCAAATACTTTCCCATTTCTTTTGAATTGCTCATAATGCCTCTTACAGTACCCAGCAGAAACAGCATCTCTATTGCAATTATTGGCTTTACATTTTCTTGGTGGAGGTAATATTCTTCTAGTTATACGTTTAGCCTTTCTTATTTGATCATAATGTGCCTTACAATATCCCTTACAATATGAATCTCTAATGCATTCTTGTATTTTACATTTTTCCATAAAATCACCTCTTAATATTATTATATACCTTTTATAAATATTTTACAACACTTTTATAAAAGTATTTACAAATTTATATACTTAGTTTATAATAGTTTTAAAAGGAGTGATTTTATGGCTACTACTCAAATATCCAAGGATAAAAAGCGTGTAGTTTCTATAGTGCCTAAAGATTTAGTAGAAGATCTTGAAAAAATAGCATATGATAATGGGCGAATGTCAGTAAGTGCATATATAGTAAAACTTATTGATGATGAAGTTAAAAGGAAAAAAGCAGGATTATAAATTGTCCTGCTTTAACTATACTGTAAAAAGCAACGGCAATTTAAAACTTCTTCACTTGGGGCATTACTATCACCTGGATAACTTAATCCCGGCTTAAATTCCTCTCCCATAGGTATAGTCATTCCATCCAATTCAACGTGTGACGCTCTAACTTTGGAATCTTCTTGTGTACACCATGTCTTATTTTGCATATCTTTATATGTAGCACTAAGAAAATTTATCTTGCCTATTACATTATGAATTTCTGTCTCTGCCACAGTTCTAGCTCTACTGCTTGATATATTTTCTATATGTTTAAATAAATCATCTGCAATTTTATCGTAGTTATCTCCATTTGCTAGTCCATTCTTAATTATTCTCTGTACTTGATTTCTGGTTGTATTGTTTATATACTCCACTTCCTGTTTGGAGTAATCCTTTAGCCATCCTGTATAATCTGCTTCTACATCTTCATATTTTATATAATCATCCTCATTTGAATAATGGAGCGAGTTAAAAAAGTCTATCCCTGTCTTTCCTGCTTGCAAGTATATAGGCATAATGAGTTTATTGTAATATTCGGTTCCTAGGAGTGCAGCAATTAAAATAAAAATCTTATCAGTAATATCATTAGATTGATTTTCTATTTCTTCTTCATTGCTTTCTACATCCTCATCTTTTTTCTGCTGTAAACTCAATAGAGCCTTTTTAAGGGCTTTCCCTTGTGATAATAGTATAGTTGTTATCTTCTTTTTAAAACTCTTTTCTAAGTTCAATACAAGCCTATCATATAGCTTGCTAAAATTCTTTTTTATTTTTTCTCTCTTATCATCTGCCTTTCGCTCTAATACTGAAAAGACTTATTTTGACTTTGTGAGTTGTTCGGATTTTCTGAACTACTGGTTTCATCATCCACAGGTATTAAATTTGCGGGTAAATATACTTTACCTTTTATAATAGCAAAAGAACCTTCTGGTGCAACTATATCTCCACCCTCAACGTCTTCTAGCCCTCTAGCTTTCCTTTTCTCGTTTATCTCCATATAATTATTGTTTAGCTTTTCATTTACTTTTCCTATGTCTTCCTGTAGAACTGGAATTTCGGAATAGTCTGTGTCTATAAATTCTCCGTCTTCAAGTCCTAGGAACGGTGTTAGCTGTCCTGCCAAACCTTGCATCAAAGGAATAACGCTTTTAGTATATAGTCCTTTCTCTGCTTCGCTCTTGTTGTTATATGAGCTTTGTTCATTAAAGCCTATTATTATAGGGTCTATTCCCATACCTATGCAAATATCTCGCATAGTGCTTTCCTTACCTTTTATCCAGTCCATGTCTTTAGGGTTTGTACCTGTTTGTGATACAGTTGCTTTCCCACCTTCTACGATCATCCACTTGCCTACGTTTCTAGTTCCCGCATACTTTGCATTCAAGTCTGCTGTAGCTCTTTCTCTTGCACCGGTAGTTGGGAATTCTTCTACACTTATCACGCCACTCACTTGACCGCCGTTCTGCATTAAAGAAACATTCCAATCTAACATAGCAGATAATAGGTCACCATTTTTTAATATAGGTTTTAAAGGAGACATTCCTCTGCCCAATCCGTCAAATTCATCTAGTGGATTAAAACATTTCCATAGTGTAAAATCCTCTGGGTTAAAATCCTTAGGGTTCTGTCCTTCATATCTTATGTCTGTATATGGCATATCTACTTTACCTGTTAAACCTATACTCATTTTGTCTGGTCTATATGTATATAACTCTTTTACTAATTTACCTCCCCTAACTGCCATTCTGACTATTGGTGCATCTCCGCCTAAATAATAAAACACTATGGCTCTCCTAATAAATTCAGCTCGACTGTACAGAGGGTTTGGCTTATTTAATAGCATTTGTACAGGATGATTAGGTATAGGCACTTTCTTGCCGTCTTTATCTTTTTTACACACAGTCCATTTTAATTGTATTGCTGCCTGTGTTATTTCCTGCAAGCATCTAAATATAATCCAGTTTTCGGCATACCCTTCTTTAGCTATGATTCTATACTTAGCATCCGAATACTGTGGTGTATTCTTTCCATGTAGGTTAACTATGTGGGGATATAAACCGCCACTTGTATCTCTTTGTGTTTGTTTTCTCTCAAATATGTTTGGAATTTTCAATTTATTCACCTGCCTTTAAAACCTCTAGTAAATCAACCTTGTACTTGTTCTTAAACTCTTGTAAGTATTCATTATAAAACCATTTGCTATTAAAAGCGTCTGGATTGTTTTCTTTATATTTTAAGCAGTCTTTTACTATTTCTTCTATCGTTTTGTATCGAAATTCATATTCTTTAACACGAAATCCTAACTCTTCTTCTAAGGTAAGTCTAGTATTTCTATTTAATTTTATATCTTTATAATTTTTAAGATAAAATTCTTGAGCAGTATCTCCAAATTTTCTTGACATAGCTTTCCAGTCACAAATCATTTGCATTAAATATTTATGTGGAATATATTCTTCCATCCAATAGTCCCAATGATGTTTATTATGTAAATAGTGATGCATCCATGCTCTTTCAAAACTATGTTTACATTTTAAATAACGATTGCTTAAACATGATCTACCGTTGTTTATTGATTCGTAAGGCCAACTTTTTTCTAATTTAACTCCATCTTCGCCATAAAAATATTTAGTATAAGGGATAAATTCACATGGTAAAAACTTACTCATATCGTGTGTAAAAGCGTGTATAATTAAATCTCTTTTATTTTTACCTCTATGAAATTTTGCCATCTTCATACATTCTATAAATACATTCTTTTTATGTTCTAATACATATTTAAAATATTTCCAATACATTTATTCACCTTCTTTTAATTAGGACACAATAAAGCCCCTATATTAAGTATAAGAGCTTTTACATATATTTGCTTATATGGTACCTATTCTCTTTGAATTGATTATGTTTAGTACCTTTTCATATATTCCTTTGCCACATAAAATATCATTAGGGCAACTATCGCAACCACCATTTTTAGTTTCTTGTTGATGATTGCAAAATTCTTTATGCATTTCAAACATAGCTTTTATTGCTTCAAATTCTTTTCCAGTAAATGTTAAATCATCTTTCATAGCAATCCTCCATATAATTTATTTATTACTTTTTGAATTTATCTGGCTTTCATTTTCTTCAAGTTCTTTTTCAAAACCCGTAGTTAATACATTTTTAGCTTTTGAAACTATATCTGATCTTTTCCATTCGTCCCATGAACAATATTCATCTTCTATCTCTATTAGTTCATCTACAACTTTATCGACTTTTTTAAATATATTTTTAACTGCTTCATCTCTTGCTTTTTTCATTTCTTCAGGTAACATTTTATTTCCTCCCCCTTATTTTTATTTATTTGTTTTTATTGGCCATCCCTTTGGGTAACATCTTCTAGCGATTCTTATAGCTAAAAGGTTCTGACATATATGTATTCCTTGGCCAAACTCGTCTATCTCTGTTGGGTGCTGTTCTGGCAATTTAATATATCTATCCCATGCTTCTATGAGTAAATCCATTATCTTTCCTTCTTCATCTGTTAGGCCATCTTTTCTTTTTATTTTAGTATTATATATTTCTTCTGCTCCATGTAGGAGTTCTGTTATATCTACTTCTAAAGCTTGTGCAATATTGCCTAAAATATCAGCGTAGATTTTTCTCCCATTTTCCCAGTATGAAATAGTTTGTGTTGTTATATTTGTTCCAGTAATATTAGTGAGTTTAGTTGCTAATTCATGCTGTGTCATATTCTTATGTTCCCTTATTTTCTTTAAGTTCTTTCCTGTATCCATTTTATCCCCCTGCTTTATAATCCTACAATCCTTGTTCTTTAATAATCTTCTTCAATCTTTCTCCACAGCCTTCAATTTGTTCTTCTTTTAAGGTCCCCTTCCCCATATCATCTAATAATATCTTCCCTTGTTCTTTCGTTAGAACTGGTAAAACTCCCATTGATACTGGCATATGCTTTTTCAACTCATCTCACTCCTTTAATAATTATTCACCCATCAATTCAAGTTCATAAGCTAAATCGCTATTTTGAAATTCCTCATTTTGTTCATCTGAAAGTACTAACATAGTTTTTTCTCTACATTTTTGGCATAATGCAACTGGCTTTATTTTTCCACCAAAATTAATTGCTTTAACATTTTCATTGCTACCACATGATTCGCATTTAGTATAAGAATTGTTCTTAATTACTTCTATCGTAGTTTTATTTATATATCCATGTCTTATATCAATATCTATTGCCTTTTTTGCTTCTTTTAAAGTTCTTTCTGGATACTTAAATTTAGCATCTTTACTACCATCTTCATTAGTTATAAACCATCTTGCTTCACTACCATAAGGTATATTTTCTATTATTTTACCTTTATACTCATATTTTTTACTCAACAATTTCATCTCCTTCTATATTTCTGATATGGCCATTTATACTATGGTCTTTACATATTGCATGGTAGCATCCTTTTAGAAGAATAATTTCCTCTGGTGTTAGTCCTATATCTTCATATTCTGCAAGTCTTATTATTTTACTTTCTATATCTCTTCTAACTTCGTGAAATTTATCTAAATCCTCTTTTGATTTAATTTCCATTGGTATATTAGGTAATAGAACTTTATCACCAAACTTTTTAGTTAATCTTTTCATAGTTCCTCCTCACTTTCTTTAACAATATCTTTAACCCTTTCTAACTGGTCAAGTGTAAATTTATTGTCATTGCTCCAGCTTGAAAAATATCTTTTTACATCTGTGTATAATTCCTCTGCTTTAATTTCAGCCAATATTTCCTCTTTTGAAGTATATAGCTTATAATCTGGACTTCCTATGTTTGTTTTCTGTCTATAATCATCTTCTATATCAAATTGTTGCTCATTGTAACTTCCTATTTTCACATAAATATACTTTCTACCCACTTTAGTTGCTTCTCCGCTTACAGCCCATCTATCAATACCATTAATTGATTTATCTGGTATACCTCTAAGCTTATCATTTATATATCTAACTACTACCTTTTGGCCTTTCTTTAAGTTCAATTTTCTACTCATGTTGTTTCCCACCCTTCACTACTTTAAAATTACCGCTGCCTGTATTTATTCTCCGTGTTTTGCCTGTACTATCTACTATATATTTCTTTCCGTTACTATCTTCGTGCATAGTGTATGTGCCTATACCTGTATCATCTAAAAACTGTTCCATAGCTCCTTTTTCTCCATTTGCCATTGCTAATTTATCCATTGTAGAAGTATAATTAACAGTATATATTCTTAATTCAGTATTCATATATTCCCATAGCACTTCTAAAATACTATCTGGATTTATAGGCTTATTTTGTGGTAGAGAGTCCATGAACTTTTTAGTGTAGAAATAATCCTTCATTTCGTGTTTATCACCATCATAAGTTTTTTCTATAGGATATAAACTCATAAGTTCCTGTGGCTTTAACTGCCCTATAAAATAGTTTATCATTTCCATAAGACCAAATTTTGCTTCTAGCTTATCTAAAGTCACTTCCTGTTCTGGTTCAAGATTTATAATTCTAATCCCATAAGTAATAAGTTTGTTTATGTTATCAGGCTTTTCTGGAAAATCATCTTTATTTTTATTCATTTCTCTATCAAAAGCATTTACATATATATTATATAATTTCGTTCTCTTAATTTCTCTTTCATCTTCTTTGTTGTTATTACCTTTCATTATCTTAAATTTGCCCATAATTTCCTCCTGTAATTGTATTGGGAGTCAGTAAAGCAACTCCCAATCATATTATTTTAGTTAAAAAATCCCATCTGACTGTTTGTAATTTCAATTTGTTCTTTTAGTTCCTGTGGTGGTTGCCAGTTTGTAAGAAAATCTCTGCCTATTTCAAAATCTTTTATAGCAGTATTTTTATAGGAATTGACTTCAATTTTACCTTTATATCCTCCCCATAAACTACAGAAGGTTTTACTTCTTATATGTTTATCTCTATATGCAGGACTATCTTTACCGCCTAATATACTTACTACTTTTGATTTACCTAGGCTTCTTAGTTCTTCTTGCTTGCTGTAGTCTATTACTCTGGTTTCTTCTAAGATTTTAACTCTTTCTTCAAGTTTATTGTATTTCTGTTCTTGTAACTCTTTATGTTGTTTCCTGCATTTTTCTTCTACATATATAAAATATCGTCTTGCTTGTTTACTTAACTTCTTAGTTTCTTTGTTCGCTCTCGGAGCTATGCCGGCTACCATACAGATTTCTTCTGCTATCTGAATTGTAAGGGTATATTCTATTAAATATTTTGCACCGCTTACCTGCTCCTTTTTAAAAGGGCTCAGGCTATAATCCTTGTTTTCTATAGCTCCTACGCTTTTCAATTGACTTTTAATCCAGTCTGAAAAGTCCTGCTGTACCTTTAAAAAATCATGTAATCTTCTTCCGTCTACGAGCTGATTTCCTTTTTCATCCTCATATACTGGAATTAAACTGTTTTCTATTTCTTTCATTCTATCGCCTTTCATTTGTATTTTTCTAAGAAACGTGATAATATAATATTGTTTGGAATATTAAATCGTCACGCCCCATGTATTTATTGTAAGATAAAGCAAGGGGCTTTTACTATTTCATCTTTTTATTTTCAATAATCCACTGTGCAACCTCTCCTTTCAAAAACAGGATTTTTCCACCAGGTTTAGTGCTAGATAAATCATAACAAGGTAATCCTTCTTTTCTTAACCTATCTATACTTTTTTCACTGCAATGCAAAAACTCTGCTGTATCTTTTTTTGTCATAAAATCTATTTTATCCTCGTCTTTTAAAATCTCTTTTATATCCATAGCTTTTAGCTCCCTTTAACTTCATCTTATACCTTATTATACCAAACATAAGTTCTAATGTCAATACTTTACATAGAATAATTTAGATTTTTTTAGACATTTTATAGATTAATATAGACAAAATAAAAAGAGCATAGAATTTAATCTACACTCTGGAACGTTTTTAATTTACATGCCAAGTAATTTAGTTCTTTTCCTTAATTCGTTAAACAGTTCCTCTACACTAACTGTATCTTTAGAACAATATACTTGGCAAGTAACTTCTTTAGGCAAACGTACTGCTTGTGATCCATGTGTAGAGCATCTTTGACTTTTATTTTCCTCAAATACCTCTAACATAGCCTTTTGTATGTCTGATAGTTTAACGCCTAATACATTTTCTATAAAGTCTGTATAACTCATATCTTCATATTTCATCTAATCGCCCTCCTAATTTACTTTTGCAGATACATTGCTTTTATTTACATCTTTTGAATTATCTACTATATTATTTGTCTTGGCTTCCTGTTTAACCTCTGCTTTAGGCTCTACACTGGCTTTTTCTTGTACTGGCGGTGTAATTGGTTGGCTTGTTCCTTTATTGGCTTCTATAGGCTTCTCTACTCCATATTTACAACTATCATCATCTTTTACTTTAGGGTCTTGATAATGTAGTGCTTTTATATAACATACTCTGCCATCTTTTCCTACTTCACTTTTCTTACAATCTTTGCAATTAATCATTATTTTTTCTCCTTATTATTTTTCTTTGAACATTTTTCACATGTTTTATTACAAGATATAAACATTCGTCTTTGCATTTTACGCTGTTCTTGAAAGTCCTTTTCAGTTAGTGTTAATTCTTTCCCCCGGTCACCAACTATATAATGGCCTTGTGTTAGCGGCGGTAATGGTTCTACAAATTTATCCATTACTTATTGCCTCCTATTTCTTCATTTATAGGGTTCATTAGTTCAACTGTAAGCTTTGAAATATCATCTTTATCTAACATTAGTACCCTATCATTTAAATCTATAGTTATTTTTTTACTGTCTTGTGCTAATATTTTATGTATATCGTCAATGGAAAGTAACGCATCAAATATAAC